GTCAAGTCAGAGTTACCGCACTTAAGTGTGGGCTCTGAAGACAATCTTAACCATAATATATATTGAAGGCGTTGAAGGTCCTCTGACTTCAGGATCCGAGACAAACCGTGATGACTTGTATCTGGAGAAATGAGATCTCTCTTACCTAATAACTCAACTAAGTCTAATATACTGTGTATATCATTCTTAGATAAGATATTATGTTTGATTGAACTCATCTCTTTCCCTCTTAGAGACAGCCTTTTGGCAAACTCTATTTGGGAATTCACTGAGTCACCAATGACTGACTTAGATAGATTGATTTGTAATCCAATCTTTCTGAGTAGCCATTGATAGCGCTGTGCCACTTTTGTGTTAAATATCACAATGTCATCGCCTAATAGACGGTACTGTTTGAAAAATCTAAGAGGTTTTCCTCTATGAAAATTCTCCCAGTTTGCCGCAAATTGGACGATATCATGGTGCCATAGAGCAAAACTTGGGAAGGATGATAGCAAGCCTAAAGGCTGGCCAACACTCCATCTTACGTATTGCCCTGTGGTTTTAACATAAAAGTCCCGTTTCGTCATTACTGAATACCAGCTATCGGCTACACCTAGATTTGACATTAGCTGAAGACGGTATTTCTGCATCTTTGCAGGAATTCTGTCCGAAGCTGATGAAAGATCGAAACAATAAGTAGGATGACCATTACTTTCCTTGATAAGAGTTGAGAAACCCTTTTCTTGGTCTTTAGTGGCATCTGTGCTTATTGATTGTAGTGTTCTATACAAAGAAATTTGTATAGACTTCAATGATAACTGGCTCCAGTAATCTCCAATAGCGAAGATCCGTGTCTTACCTGCAGGTTCGGCTGAAAAGCCTAACCTTCCGGTATGAAACGTCTTTTCGCTGATGTTCGAATCAGCTTGTTGCTTCATCCATGTAGTGATCCAATCTTGCCCAAGGGCATTATTGAGTCGCTCAATGGAATCAGCTAAAACTGCATCTTGCATCACGGCTTTGGCATCAAGGTGAGAACTAGCTACAGCAGGCCCATTTGGACCTTTTGATAGCGTAGTTAACACTTTGGACCAAGGTTGTATTGGATCTGCTAAGGACCCTAAGTACCACTTACGCTTACGCGTAAATCTCTTTAGAAATTTATTAAACTTCTTAGATATATCCCGAACGGATTTCTCAGTTTCCTGAGTCATCTCGTCAGTGATAGATTCTAAAGAAGT